AAAATAATTCTCACATGTCTTGTTATGTTTCAGCAAGCCAAACAACTAATAGTGGAGTTTTTGTCGGAACTTCTATTGGAATCGGGTCTAAATTTTTCTTTAATCATAATACAACTACAACCATTATCGCAAGAAATAGGGCGCTTGCTACTTCTGGCTCACTTGCCCAAGCCCCGCTAGGCTTTCAGGGAATATCAAGGAACAATTCTGCTACTTTTGATGTCAGACTTACTGGCAGTTTAGGAGTTGGCAGCGGAACTCAATCTGCCGCTAGTAGCACTCCAACCAACGAATTGATTGGCGTTTTTGCAACTGGTGCTGGGCTAACACACACAAGTGCTAGAATGTCTTTCTACTCAATCGGAAAAAGCCTCACACTTTCTTCACTAGATTCTAGAGTAACCACCCTAATGACCACGCTTGCGAGGGTTATAGCATAATGCCCCTTCTCCTCCTCACCCTCTTACTCTGCTCCTGCTCGCCAAAGAAGCACACAGAGAACAATGCCCTCCCAGATTACGGGGAAATGGGAGCTGCTGCCGACGCAGGCCAGGTTAAATGAGAAAGATTTATTCATGGATGTTCAGGACAGGTTTGCGTTTATTGCTGACTCCACACGACTACGCTTGTTTCAACGAGGCGTGGAAGTGCGCGGAAGCGAACAACAGATTGTCGGGAGAAACCAAGTACATCGGGGCTGTAAAGCATCTTTTAAGCGTCAACCGTTCTATCAAGCGAATGGTGGCAGACGGCCACAATCGGGACGAGCTTGTTGCGGCTGTTGTCCATCTTGCGGTCAGCCTGCGGTATCTTGAAAGCAGAAAACATGGGAACGGATGACCAGATTGGCGACTTGCGGGAGAGGCTGGCAAGGATGGAAGAGAGGCAACTCTCTCTGTATAAAATGGTTGAAACCAGCTTGTCAAATCACGCAGATGTGGTAAATAGAATCTCTTCCCTGGAGCATCTCCGGACGAAGGCTCTGGCTATTGCAGGGGTTGTTGGTCTAATATGTTCAATGGCCTGGGATGTGATCAAAAATCGTTTAAGCAACTAGGAGATTAAATGGCAACACTCGGAACACAGCTAATCAGCACAAGCTACACACAGCTTATCAAGACCCTTGGAACAGGCGGTCTTGACGGCTCGTTGCAGGTTATTACTGATGGCGATGACACGCAAAGCGCGCTTTCCTTGTCCACCTCTGCTGTAAGCAGCACAGGCTCATTTTCTGTTGCTGGAGCATCTACGCTCACAGGTGCGGTTACTTGTTCAAATACTCTTGGTGTAACTGGTGCGGCAACGCTATCCAGCTCGCTTGGGGTTACTGGTGCGGTAACATTGTCCAGCACGCTTAATGTTACTGGAGCAGTTACATTGTCATCCAGCTTCACGGCATCTACCGGAACGGCTACGATTGGTACTGCTGCAATTACTACTGCGACAATTGGAACTCAAAATGTAACGATTTCAACTGTTTCAACATCTACAATTGGAACTCTTACTGTTACCTCACACACGGTTACAAACTCAACAGTTACAAGCACGGAAACAGTTGGTACTTTAAGGGTTGGTGCGTCTGGTCCAAGGCTGACAGCGGTTAGCTATGGGACTGCTGCGTTTACGCTTTCTACTGTAGCAGCACATAATGTTGCCGACACAACAACTGGAACATTTGCATTAACCGGATGCGCTCTTGGCGATATTGTTTTGGGATCAATAGATACATTAGGTGCTGCCACAGGAACAATTTGTCTTGCAGTCAGTTTCTATCCTCAAACAACAAATGTAGTAAGATATTCAATAATCAATAAAGGTTCAACCGCTGGGACAATTTCAGCAGGAACGATCTACGCAACCGCAATGAGGTTTACAGCTTAATATGGCAAACATAATCAATCGCCAGCAGACTTTTGCTACCAACGGAACTGTTGATGCAGCGAGCCTGCACAACCTTATTGATAGTGCGCTTATCAATTCAGCGATTATCAAGAACCAGGACGAAATAACAACAATTGGTACTTCTGATTTATTGCTGATTGCTCCAAGTAGCGTTGATTCCGCCTTGGCTCCAAGGAAGGTAACTGTCCAGAATCTTATTGATGATTCTTTTACATTCGGAACGTACACAAATTTAAGTCTTTCTGGATCTTTAACCTATGCAACGGCTACTGGGAATCGAACCATAAGCACAAGTGCTACAATTACGAATGGAACGATTACAAACCTAACTGCTGGAACTACAATATCCACATCGGCAACAATTACGAATCTTACAGCCGGAACAACAATTTCTACAGCCGCCAACATTACAAACGGAACAATTCAAAACTTAACAGCAAGCACAGCCAATATTACCGCTGGCACATATTCGGGTGTAATCAACAGCACTACTGGAACAATCACAACTTTTAACAGCACGACAGGCACAATTGCAACAAGCACAATTGGAACATTAACAACTACGCTTACTGGCGATTTAACAATCAGCACAGGTTCGGCAACAGTTGGAACTAGGGTGGCTGTTCTTAACACAGTCCAGCAGTACAGCCGAGCGCATAATTTTGCATCTACAGCGTTGACCATCACAAGCGGAACAGTTCCTTGGAATCTTGCGGAAAACCAAGTTGCCACGCTGAATGTCACTACAAGTGCAACAATGAATACGTTCAGCAGCGCGCAAGCTGGCGCAACTTACGTTCTGATTGTTACGCAAGGTACAGGTGGGAATAATACCCTTTCGTTTAGCACGGCATACAAATTCCCAAGTGGATCAGTTCCGGTTCTTTCTACCGGATCTGCCCAGGTTGACGTTCTTTCATTCGTAAGCAATGGAACTGTGCTTTTCGGTGTAGCAAGCCAGAACTTCTCGTAACCTCCAATGCCCTGGCCTGTCCATCCAAACGGCCTGCTTGGAGCGCAAGGCGGTGACAATGATACCTACCAAATAAGCCGTAGCCTGCGGTTTAATTCTGCTGATGCAGCGTACTTAAATCGAACTCCAGCAAGTGCTGGGAATCGCAAAACATGGACTTGGAGTGGGTGGGTTAAACGATCTGGTCTTGGAACAAATCAAGGAATATTTACAACAAATGGATCAACTAATGCAACATTGTTTTCAATGCGCTTTAGCTCAAGCGATACTCTAATAATTGCAAATTTTGCACTTCAATATTTAATAACAACTCAATTGTTTAGAGACACATCTTCGTGGTTTCATTTGGTAGTTGCTTTTAACACCACTCTGGCAACATCATCAGACCGCATAAAAGTATATATAAATGGATCTCAAGTAACTGCTTTTTCAACAACAAATTATCCAGCACTAAATGATGATACTGGAGTAACCGACACACGAGCGCATCAAATAGGATCTGAATGGAATGTAACAGATTTTTTATCTAGCTATTTATCTGAAATTCACTTAATAGACGGACAAGCCTTAACCCCATCCAGCTTTGGAGAAACCGATTCAATTACTGGTCGTTGGAAAGCCAAGGCGTATAGCGGGACGTATGGGACGAATGGATTTTATTTGAAGTTTGCGGACAACAGCGGAACAACATCAACCACGCTTGGCAAGGACTCCAGCCCTAATGGAAACAATTGGACTCCAAATAACTTCTCTGTTACGGCAGGCACAAGCAACGATAGTCTTGTGGATAGCCCGACCAATTATGGGAGTGATACTGGGTTGGGTGGTGAGGTGAGGGGGAATTATCCTGTATTTAATTCGGTATCAAAAAACTCATCCGTAACAATATCTGATGGCGGATTAAGGGCGGCTTTCACAAATAATAGGTTTCAATCAGTGACAATCCCAATTCCAACAACTGGAAAATGGTATGCGGAATTTACTGCACTAAATGGAAGTAGTACATATTCTATTGGGATTGGGGACATAGCCCAAAATGCGGATAGCTCATATTCTCTTTTATCGTCATCGCCTGCAATATCCTATATAAATAATGGAAATAAAAATGTAAATGGAACAGTTAATGCTGGCGGTGCGACTTACACAACAAATGACATAATTGGAGTTGCCGTAGATTCTGGTTCTTCTTCTGTATCTTTTTACAAGAATAACTCGCTTCAATTTACTGTAAGTGGATCTTCCTTTTCCACATACGCTGGAAGATGGGTTTTTGGTGGAGATGCAAGTGCGTTTAGCGAGGTGCTTGTTTTTAATGGAGGCCAACGTCCATTTGCCTACACCGCACCAACTGGCTTTAAGGCACTCTGCACAACCAACCTTCCGACTCCGACAATTAAGAAGCCAAGCACTGCGATGGATGTGGTGACTTATACTGGAACTGGATCAGCTTTAACTCCGACGAGTTCATTAGGATTCTCGCCCGATCTTGTTTGGCTGAAGTCACGTTCAGCCGCAACAGATCATACCTTGTATGATACGGTTAGGGGAACTCAAAATAGGCTTGAATCGAATACCACCGATGCTGAAGTGACATCCGATAGTGGCGTTACGGCATTCAATTCAAACGGATTTACACTAGGGACGCTTTCCCAGGCAAACACAAATACGGCAACTTATGTTGCTTGGGCTTGGGACGCTGGATCTTCAAGCGTAACCAACACAACTGGATCAATCACAAGCACAGTTAGGGCTAATCCGCAAAATGGGGTTAGTGTTGTTGGTTATACTGGAAACGGTACGGCAGGGGCAACGGTTGGTCACGGCCTTGGAGTTTCACCATCAATGATTATCACCAAGAAGAGAAGCACGGCAACATCCTCTCAATGGACTGTTGGGTTTTCTGCACTTGGGTGGAATAGGTATATTTTATTAAACTCAACCGCAGCCGCAGCAACAGATTCAAATGTTTGGAACTCTGCCCCAACTTCATCTGTATTTTATTTGGGCAATGATATTTGGAATAATCAAAGCGGAGAAACTACTATCGCCTACTGCTTCGCCGAAATCGAAGGCTTCAGCAAATTTGGATCATATACTGGCAATTCAAGTGCGGACGGACCATTTGTTTGGTGCGGGTTTAGGCCGCGATTTGTTCTTACAAAAAACTCTTCAAGTGGTGGGGCTGGATATGATTGGGTTATTTGGGATGCGGAAAGAAATCCATCAAACCAAACTGCAAAGGTTGTATTTCCAGACCTGGCAAATGCGGAAGAGGAAACAACAACAATTATTGATATACTTAGTTCTGGATTCAAATTAAGAAATTCTGGAGCAACAACAAATGCTGGAACAATGATTTTTGCTGCTTTCGCAGAAGCACCATTCAAATACGCAAGAGCAAGATAAGGAGTAACCATGTGGATCACAACCGAAAATAACATCATCCGTCAACCCCAAGGCATTCGCATTGGCGATGTCAACCATCCAGCCAGCATCTTTTGGTGTTGGAGTAAAGAGCAACTTGCTGAAGTTGGCATTAAGCCTTATACTCCAGCAACTGCCCCAGTAGGCTATCGAATTACTGGTGCGTACACAGAGGAGATTGATGGAGAGGTTTTCGAGAGGTTTAACCTAGAGGCCATTCCGCAGCCAGAACCAAATTTAGAGGAGACTGTGAATGACATTAACTGAAATAGCTCAATACGCAGGCGAGAAGGTTGGCAAGACCGACTCGGATACGCTTACCTTCTTGCAGAAATCAGCATCGCTGAATTATCGGCGTGTTTGGAACTTTGCACCCTGGCGGGAAACAGTAACAAGCTCAACCTACACGCTGGCAACCGGAACACGCACAGTCAGCCTTGGGTCGTTGGTCGAGAATCCACTATCTGTAGCTTATGATAATAGTGAGCTACAGCCAATGGATTTGGCCACAATTGTAAGCCAAGATGCAAACCTGCTTAATTCGGACACAACTGGAACTCCAGCATTTTATTATTTCAAGGGAAGGAATACAGGTGGTACGGCTCAAATTGATGTTTTCCCAACACTGCAAACGAGCAGCACTGCTGTTTTGCAGGTAATTGAAAAGCTCCAATGCCTTACACGCAGCAACTATCAGGTTGACTTTCCTCCATCGCAAAACTCACTTAACGATGAGCTTCGCCTTCCTCACGTCAATCACGTTGTTCTTTCCCTGACTCACGCAGACGCACTTGAGCGAGAGAGGCAGTACGGCAAGGCACAGGTAGTGACGCAGGCAGCGAATGCCGATCTTGCTGCTATGGCCAATTACGAGTTGAGCCAGGTTGGAGGCATGAAACAGATTACTCCAAATAGCCTTGGTGAATTGACAATCGAAGAGATCATTTAACCTATGCCGTACTTTGTTGACGCAACGGACGATGTCCTAACGTTTGACGGAATCCGAAATTTTGTCGGAGGTCAAGCCAGCGGTCTTCAATCCGATTTATTGGCCGACAATCAAGTACAAGAGTTGTACAATATGACCCTTTCTCCAAAGGGTAATCTTGAAACTCGTGTTGGGGCTACAAGCTTTGCAACAGGTGCAACAAGCGGTACTGGATCGGTTGGAGGTATGCGGTACTACGAAACTGGCTCGACTTCCCAATTATTGACTGTTACTGGCGGAAGGTTCTACAGCATCAATTCCAACGGAAGTGCAACAATCCACGCACCGGACAGAGTTTGGGGTACAACAAGCACTACATTTTCCTCAACAATTGGACAATGGAGGGATGGGTATGATGTAGCTCAAGACATTGAAGTGTCTTTTGCACAATTTGTTGACAGAATGTATTTGGCTGATTTGGACAGCGACCTTCATTATTGGGATGGAACAGGAATGGTAAAGCAAGGCGGGAAGGTTAGGGCAATCACAGTAACAACAGCGGGTAGCGGATACACTAGCGCAACAGCAATTGTTACTGGTCCAGACCTTGGCGGAACAATGCCAGAACTTATTGTAACTGTGGCTGGCGGAGCTGTTACAGGGGTAACTGTTGTTGATGGCGGATCTGGATATTCCGGCGCACCGACTGTTACAATTATTGGGAATGGCTCTGGTGCTACGGCTACAGCCACGGTAAGTCCACCTCCTGCAAGTTTAAGGCTTATAGTAAATGCAGAAAACAGGCTGTTTGGTGTTGGATCTGGAACAAACAGAAACACGCTTTATGCGTCTGATCTTCTTGACCCTTCCGTATGGGACTTGACAAACAGCATCGTTGTCAACGGAGATGACGGAGATCAAATCACGGCAGTTGTTCCTTACTATAAGAACAGACTGATTGTATTTAAGAAACGCAGAGTGTTTCAGGTTGATATTCCAAATGATGCAACTTCTGCTGCGGATTGGGTTGTTTCAATTATTTCAAACAATACTGGATGCGTGGCAACCGGAACTGCTGTCCAGGTAAGCAGCGATATTCTATTCTTATCCGACAACGGAATTAGGTCGCTGGTTCGTTCTGCTGCGGATGATTTTAGCTCTGTAGGAATACCTATTTCAGAGATTGTCAAGGATGTAATCCAAAGCATCAATACGGATGCAATAAGAGTAGCTACTGCAATCTACTACGATAACCGCTATTTCTTGGCCATTCCCACAGGATCAAACGATTACAACGATACGCTGTTGGTTTACAACACGGCGTTAAACGCATTTGAAGGAACATGGAGTCCACAGGTAATGCAGTTCACGCTTACCAACTTCAATCAAGAAGGCTCTAGGGCAATGTTCAAGAAGACCAATGGGATCATTGAGAAGTATGCTGGTTATAAGTCTCCGGCTGGAACCACATCTTCAGACTATCAAGATGCTGGAACTGATTATAGTTCTTATGTCCGCACCAAAGACTTTAACTTTGGCGATCCATTCTCGTTGAAGTACGGAAGCCATTTCGAGGTCATATTTGACAATTCATTCTCAACTGATGCGACCATTACAATCCAGCGCGATGTTGACGTTGGCGACATTGACGTTGCCTCCAACATCAACATTGCAAGCTCAGTTCTCACGCTTC